TTTCGCTTACATAGTCTGTATTCATTTTTATTTTTTCAGTAGCGTTTACTCTAAAAGTTTTTTTACCACCTTTAAAGCCGTTTACTCTATAAGAACTATCATTCCAAGTTCCTGCTAACTGCTCGTATGTAGAACCTTTAGTTGATATGTTTCTAGTAGATTTTTGCGTGAAAGTATAGTAATCCCAAGCTCCCCACTGATTAAGCCAACAAAGTCTTATAGACTCATATCCTTTTAAGTTAGGACAATTTAAGTTTATTCTATATTCTTGTGTTACAAAATTTGTTGAAACTGTTTTAAAAGCTTGAAATGTGTAATGTCCTCCTTGTATTGTTCCTGCTGTAACTAAAGATTGAAAGAGTGTAGGAGAACCTACTGTAGTTCCATAGCTCCTTAGATTAGCAGGAAAGCAGCCAAAATAAAACATATTTCTTTGTATATCTTGTGTTGCTGAAAATCCTCCACCATTAGCAACATTTTGAGCAACATTTTCAGTACCTATTTGAACCCCTGAGCTATTGTAATATTTAAAAGTAATAGAGCTTAAATCGTTACTTGAGTCTAAAAAAGCAAACGTTCCGTAATCCTCTAAATTTGCAAATTGAGTAGTAGGTGCATTAGTTAAAAAACTTTTAGTATCTGAGTCAAGTTTAAATTGAGCCAAGTCATAGCCAAAGTCTACATTTTGTATATCTAATACATCATCATATTTTAGATAACCATTAAATAACCTGTAATTAATAGAAGATACAGGAGTGTCTGTAGTAACTGTTCCACTAACAGTATAGACAGTTTTAAACTCAATACGTAACCATCTCATAGCGTTAGTATTTTTTGAATACTTATCAATCAAATGTATTGGATGATTAGGTATAATGTTTGTAGGTGAACTTTTATAAGTAGAACCTGTTGTTGCAAGATTATCAGAAGCTACATAGCTTTCAACCACTTGTCTAAAGTCAAATATTCCTACTCCTGCGTTGTTAGGCTTAGTTTTGAAAGTCGCTAGAGGTGTTCCTGTTATTGTTGGTGGTGTTCCGTTACTTATATAAACGTCAGCTTGGAAAGTTGTATTAGTATATAACGCTACTATGTTAGGGTTTGAAATTGTAAAAATTACTTCTTGCCCTACAGGAAGCCGATTGTATAATGGTTTTTGTGTTATTGTTGTTGCCATTTAGCTAATTATTTGTTGTTGTTTTAATCCTTCTAATATGCTTTCTTTTATTGCTGCTCCAAAATCACCACTAAACTCTTTCATTCCTAACATTAAAGGTTTTTGAAAAAAGCTTATTCCTTGTATTCCTTTTTTACCTATGCTTCTAGCAATTAGAAACTTTATACTTTTTCTTGAAATAAACTTACCTTTTGCGTCTCTTGGAGCTATACCTTTTTTAACTATCCATTTATCAAGTACCTTAGTAGGTGGTTGTGAATGTCCTTTAGATTTTTTATAACCAAAAGGTGTTACAAGTGTCCTGCTGTTGTAATCTTTAAATGTTCTTTTTTTTTGTGTTCCTGAAACTCCTTTATCTACAAACTTACCATAAGCAGCCATCTTAAACTTTACACTTAAAACTCCTTTGTTCTCTTTTATAGAAAATGTAATAGATTTTTCCAAAGCAGTATCACCACCCTTAGCTTTCTGTAGGTTTCCTTTAGCCCTGTTTACTACTTGTTTTCCAAAGCTATTAAGGTATCTTTCAAGAGCATCTAAATTCATTACACTAGCGCTGCAAATACTTCTACTTGAACATCAGTTGTTGCTGAAGGTCTAACCTCTACAGTAACTAAATCTTGTAATGTAGGAAAAGCAGGACTTGCATCTTCTTCACCTATTAAAGCTTCTTCTGCTTGGTATAAGATATGAGAACCGCCTGCTCTTACAGTTACTTGATAGTTTGTGCCTGATGTTACAAAAGCTACTTTCATATCTTGGTCTGTACTTAAATTTGTAACTCTTAAGTATTTACAGTTCTCTACATCTAAAGCACCATCAGCTCCATGTGGAGTTGAATTGAATACTGCTACTGTTGTAGTTTGTGAATGCGTACAAGTTAATATTCTTTCAAATACATCTACTATACCTGTTGTTGTTAATGTGTTTAAAGAACCTCTTACTGAGCCGTTCAATACTACATTTTCTGTAATTGTTGTTGTTAAATCTGCCATGTTATTTTTTATCTATTTGTTTAAGTTTATTTATTGCCCAATTTACACCTGATGAACCGCCCCAAGCATCCCACATAATACCCCCACAACCTTCTGAGTAAGGCACGTCTTTATGTTGCTGATGTCTTTTAAATGATGCCATTCTTGCGATTGTATCTCTACTGATAGGTTTTCTATCTGCTAATTGTGCTGAACGTGTCCAACCTACTCTAGTACCGCAAGTGCTTCCGTTTTCCTCTTTATACTTTCTTGCTCTTTTTGCATTATTACTAGCTGCTTGGGGGTAGTCGCTATAACTTTCAAGCTCTATGCTTATTGCTTCTAGCTTTTCTAATATGTCTTCGTACTTCATATCTTTAATGTTATTTTAAATTTCTTCCACCCTATTTCTACTACTAATCTTCCTATCTTAAATTTTAGCATTAGTAACCTGCTCCCCTTACACTTGCAGGAATATTACAAGTTTGAAAGTCGTTCTGAACTAATACACCTAAATTAAAAACAAACCCACAGCATAAGTTATCAAACCTTTCCTGAAACGGCTCTATAGTAAATTGATCTTGCGTAAAGTATATAGGTTCGTTAATATCATTTACTCCTTCTATAGATTGTCTTGAACTGTGTCTAAGCATACTTATAATATCTGTACAAATACCTAGTGTCTGATTGAATACTTCCTGCTCGTTGTTTTCTCTGTCTACTAACTTAGTTAAAAGCTGATGCTGTTTAGTTTGCCAATCTGACTTTTCAGATACCATATCCATTATAAATACTTGGAAGTTGTAAGTAAGCTGACTGTCTCCTGTTGTTACTGAAGTAGGGTTTACGTGCATTAAAGGAAACTTCTCCATCTTTTCAAGATTGATGTCGTAAATGTCTCCAACTGAAATAGTGCTTATCTGTTCGTGATACTCACCTAGTCTTAGTAAAGTGTTTACTACATTATTGTAAGTCTTATTGTTTACCATTTCTTTTAACTTTGTTTTGTGAGTTTAAGTCTGTTTCATAACTTAACCAAGTCAAGCATTCTAACAATCCTAAATTCGTTATTCTTTCTAAGTTTACTATCTCTCCATTTGTTAATCTATACATCACACCAAACCAACCCCATTTTTGAGCAAAGCTTTCTGTAGCTATTGCGTCTTCATTTCCTTCAGCTGCTCCATCAAATACAATGGCAAAATCTCTGATAACTCCTTCCCTAAAGTGTAAAAAAAAACCAATGCACTTTGCACTTGTTGAGCTGACATCTTTTTCATTTCTTCTGTCCTGAGCCGTATGTCTCCATCATAAGCGTTAATAATATAAATATCATTCTTCTTTTCTTTTATCGGTCTAAACAATACAGCCATTATTTCAGGCATATGATTTTCAATTCCTCCCTTAATAAATGTTTCTAAGTCTGCATACTCTCCTAATGTTATACTATCTAAATCAGGATGAAAACCGTACTCAATACCATCTATTTCAATTATCTTTTTAAGCTTAGTATCTTGCTTTTGCTGTAACGCTGCTATCCTGTTCATTATAACTGCTACATCTGACAAAGCTAATTCTTTTACTAACTCCTTAGGCATATTAGATAACGCTGCTATTGTTTCTGTTGCTTCTTCTGTCTTACTTCCTGTTTCAAAATCAATAAGTTGCAACCACTTCTCAAGAGTCACATCTTCCCAACTGTTAATCAATTTGAACTCTTTTACCTTACCTTTCTTTTTGACTTTTACTTTCATCTGTTATATAATAGAAATTTATTGTTTTTAGTTTACTGTACGTAATACTTCCCTGCATTAGGATTGTCTAGGTGATATATTACATTATACCTCACACCGTCTATTGCGTGATTGTAGTTGTCTACATAAAGCTTAGAACCTTTGTCAGCGTATATATAGTTGTTAAGCTCTTTAGCTATGTTAGTGCTATCAGGAGTTATGACAAGCTCATAGTCTTGCATACGTGTTATACCACTTTCAATAGTTCCTTTCTTTACAGGTTTAATGTTTACTCCTAAATGTCTAAGGTCTGCAATTAGTCTTGGTTCTGCTGAGTCTGCTATGATAAGTTTATTATCTACTTTGTCTAATATTATTTTAGCTAATTCGTTTGACTTCAATCCGTTCTTATAGATATGTTCTTTTAAATATATCTTACGTTTCCTTTTGTCTATAGCTACTTCAGTAAGACTATCAGGATCTACTGAGAAACCAAAGTCCATACCACAAGAAGTTTGTAAACCATCAGGATTAAATTCTCCTATTGACCAATTCTCAAATACAACTCCTTCTGCTTTGTCTAACCAACCCCCTAAGATTTTATGCTGATACTTTTTAAAGTTTCTGTGCTTTATAGTCTTAATACGTTCTAAGAAGCTCTGTGATAGATTATCTTCATTGTCTAGGTATGTACTATGTATATAACAAACATTGTCTCTAACACCGTTAAAACCTGCTTCTACTCCTTTGTCTTCAAAAAACCGTTTGTATATCCAATGCTCTTTAGTTACAGGATTGAGTATAAGTATAATTCTGTTCTGTATTCCCTTTTCTCTAATACTTAAATCAATAGTATCAAATATATCCTCGTCTATTAATTCTTCAGCTTCATCAAGTACCCAAGTGCTTATTCCTTGTAATGACTTTAGACTTGCTGTCTGATTTCCTGCTGATGTCTTAATACCTCTAAACAGAATGTCTGACTTGTTTCCTAAATTAACAACTTCAGCTTTGTTTACACTAAAGATGTTTTCAAACCCTAACAGACTTATCTTTTCTAAGAACTCAGGAATGATTGATAGGTGAGCTGACACCATTGTAAATCTTGTAAACAATACTCTTATGTTCTTAGACATAGTAAGTAAAGTTAAAAAGACTGTTACAGCAAAAGACTTTCCTGAACCCC